CTAGAATTTAACTGAGTTAGCGTGGTTGAGTAAATGGTCTGCATTAAGATGAGCATATTTCTTTACCATCTCTAATGTTTCCCAGCCACCTAATTCTTTTAAAGTAAATAATGGTGTCCCAGCCTGAACGTGCCAACTGGCCCAAGTATGCCTTAAATCATGGAAATGGAAATCAACCAATAAACATTTTTCAGTCGCTTTGTTAAATATTTTGCGGTTGATATCTTGTAATGCTTGTCCTTTACTTCCCACAAAAACATATTTAGGATTCTTTCCTCTCTGCTTTTGTAGTAATTCAATTGCATCATCATTAAGTAAAAGTGATCTCGCTTTTTCCGATTTGGCAATATCATTTGAAACAATCGCTACTTTACGGATGAAATCTATTTTATCCCAAGTCATAGAAAGTATTTCTGTTCGCCTTGCTCCTGTTAATAAAGCAAAAGAGCAGACAGTTTTCATCCAATCAGTACTAATATGATCAATAAACTGCTTGGCTTGTTCTTTGGTAATCCAACGAACCCGAATCGGTGGCTCTTTCTTTTTAGGGATAAACGGCATTTTATCAATATATCCTGCCTGATAAGCTAATTTTAAGATTCGCATTATCGACGTTCTATATTTATTCTTAGTAGAATTTGTCAATGGCGTACCTTTTAACATATGCCTTTCTGGAATAGCCCCCAGTATTTCATCACTTGTTAAAGAACTTAGTATTCGACCAGCAAAAATATTTCGATAATAAATTGCGTGCCGTTTTTTGGTTGATGTATCCTCTTTTCCTTCCGCATCTTTTAGAAATAAAACCAATGCGTTTTCAAAGAGGTAATCAGGTTTTTGATCTAGCTTATCAATTTGCCACAACTGAGCTTTTAATTTATCGTGGTATTGCTGAGCTTCTTTTTTTACAGTTGTTTTAATAGTGCGTCTAATTCTTTCTCCACTAGGGGTGTAGAGGTCAATGTAATAGACGTCACCTCTTTTTCTGATCGGCATAATTTTTCCTCTCCGACCGATAGAGCAAGCCCACGGTCATTATTAGATCGTTTTTTCAACAAATCAAGATTTGATTTATCAACTCGCCATAATCGGGAGCCATCCATTTGGTAAAATCCCCATCTATGGCGATTGTTGAAAACAGTCCAATAGGATACATTAAGGATATTTGCCACCTGTTTAATGCTTAATGTTTCCATTTTTTCTCCAAAAAATAACCGCTTGTATTCAACAAGCGGTCGGGTTTGTTGATTTTTTTGCGAATTAAATTCGGACTAGTTCACCTAAGCCTTTCGGTTGATATGCCCGTAAGGTTTTTAAGGCTTTGTAGTAGTGTGCATCTTCAAATGGATCGACCTCGAAGTCGGCTAACATTGGTTCGAGCATCCGCTTCATTACGCCGAGCGTAGTTTGGTATTCGGTAGCGTGAGTGTAGGCGGTTGCTCCAAATGGTGAGCCAATCGCACGCAACGGTTTTTCCAGTGTGGCGAGTACTTCAAGGCTGTTGTAAAGGGCGAACCACATTGAAGCAAAGCGTAGCCATTCTTTTTTAGTCAGCTCCATTGCGATTTTAGGCTCTACAAGCGGTGCGATTTGCTGAGAATTTTGCAAAACTTCCTTATCCAAAATATCCAGCACCCATTTGCGGAAGTCTTTGGCGACTTTGGTGTGGCTTAACATTCCGATAAGATGGCAACCACGCAGTGAGAAAATACGGACTTTTTGAATACCGCCGTTTGTTTGCATATCCATAAGAGCCGTCATACAGGGGGTAAATTCGTCTTGATGGCGATTATAGATATTCTTGACACCGATATCACCATTTGAATAACCAAGTGCTTTGCCAATATCTAGGGCTGAGAACCAAATTTGATTGTTCTGATTGATAACCGAAAGAGAAGTGTTTTGAAATGATAATGTAGTCATTTTATTGTTCCTTGTGTTTGTTTTAAAACTCATCACAAGTTACTGCAATAACTGGTGATGAACTGGCTAAGGTTTGCAGTAACCGTTACACAAGGAAGACGGCAGATCTTTCGATCTCCTTAACCAGCCCATCATTGACTACTTTATAAAGGGGGTCTCAAATTGAGTTACCCTTTTAAAAGGTTTGATTTTCTGATTTTCGGCTATAAAAAAAATCGCCATTAGGCGACTATTATTATTTCCGCCTTATGTATTCAGGTACTGCAATACCCGACTTTCTGTTGAAAGTGAGCGGATAATAAAACAAAACCCCGTTGATTGCAACAGGGTTTTGAGATTTTATTCTTCTTCATTTCGTCTTTGTTGTTCTAATGCCGTTGTTTTACCACGTCCGAAACCCGCTATATAACCAGCTAATAACGCTCCGCCAATTTTAAGCACTTCCAAGGCAAATGCAGTATTATTCGTGAACATTGACACAAAAATAACCGCAACAACAGCAATAATCACAATACCGATAATGATGTTGCGTTGTGTATGCATTTTGGAAACAGCTTTTATTTGCTCATTTCTATCGCCTTTTTGTGCTTCAATGCTTGCCAATGCGATTTTTTCATTCGATTTAATACGCTCTTGCTCAACTGCTAATTCTTTTTCTTTCACGGCTTGATTAGCTTGTTGTACTTTGACTAAATCTCGCATTGTAGCGAGTAGCTGAGCGTCTGTTTGTGGTTTTTGATTCATATTATCTTAACGGACAAAGTTGTGGCGTTTTATAAGTGATTTGAAATGAACCATAACCACTTGAACCGATTGTCGGTGGAACGAAAGTAACAGATTGGATATTGTTATTTACACTCGCTTTTTTCGCTTCATTCAAGTACTGCTTGGCTGAAACATTGCGAGTTTTTCTAGGAACAAGCAATTTAGTTTTAGTCATAATAAATACCTTTGTTTGTGCGAAAATCCCTTGTGAAATAGGGTTTCTGTGAAAAAAGCCACTTTATGTGGCTTGCTGAATTTCTGTTGAAAGTGGGGGTATCTTAAACTGAAAGGGCGGTGGGTGTCAATATCTTAATTTACTTTTGGTCTTTCACAGATTTCGGCATATTGATTTATTATCTCCGTCACTAATTTTAATGCTTCATCGTTAATTTGGGTAAATTGTGCTAACATTTCTTCCCCGCTCAATTAGCCAAAGTTTTATAGCAAAAATCATTTCATCTTCTGCCAATTTTTGGTGGCTCAACAGTTCTAGCAATGTAAATAACCTGATGACTATCAGGATATAAGCTAATAATAGTGAGTAGTCCATTTGTCAGCTCCAGGTGCGGTATCGTTATTAATTAATTGGAGGTAGATAAGATTAATGACGAGTTTTTTCATACATTCTGGCAGATAAAAAGATTCCCATCATCGAAATAAGCATCCTCATGCTACCTACCTGTTCAATGTTAATCACTAAAACAGCCGTATTTATCATAAGTAAAGACAGCCAAAGAGTGGAAGAATTTATAATTTTCTCAAATATATTCACCTCAATTATTACCTTATCTTGCTATATCCTTTTAATAACCGCTTGTATTCAACAAGCGGTCAATTTTTGTCAAAAACTTACAAGTAAACTTATAAGCTAATTTACAAGCTAGATCTCAATCGTGCCGATATTGACCTTGATTTGAGTCTCGCTGAGTGCTTCTGAGAGTTTTTCCGCAAACTCGGTGCAATCGCCTCTTTCATCTAAGAATTCAGGTACGTTTGTTTTTGCCATTTTGGTTTCTCCTAATTAGGGTTGAGAGTTAAATTGTTAAAACGGAATATCATCATCAAAATCTCGTGATTCTGATTCTGTCATTACGTGGTTATATGGATTAGTTGGCGGTGAGTTGCCAGCTGGTTCGGTTGCCCAATTATTATTGCTGTTACCACCATTCGGACTGCCGAGCATTTGTAATTGGTCAGCGATGATTTCGGTTGTCCAGCGGTCTGTGCCATCTTGCGCTTGCCATTTACGGGTACGAAGTTTGCCTTCAATATAGGCTTGTGAGCCTTTCTTGAGGTATTGCCCCATAATTTCAGCCAACTTGCGGAACGCTATCACGGTGTGCCATTCGGTAAGTTCTTTCTTTTCGCCGGTGTTTTTATCGGTCCAACTTTCGCTGGTTGCAAGACTAATTTTAGCGACCGGGTCGCCGTTTGGCATTGTGCGGATTTCGGGGTCGTTGCCTAATCGACCAAGAATAATGACTTTGTTAATTCCTGCCATTGTTATTCCTTGTAAAGTTTGATTGGTTTGTCTCTGCCAACGTTGAACCGCTCAATTTTGCGGTTAATCAACATAATAGCGTTTTGGCGGCTATATTGTGGGTAGGTTTCGTGCTGTAATTTGCCGTCATAGTAAAACTTGGCGACAAATTGTTTGCCGACTTCCACAATTTCCACGCCGGCATCAATTTTTCGTGCCATATTTCCCTCCGCAGTATTGGTTGCCGTTACTTTCTACTTGCCAAACGCCTTGATTACATTCACATTTGTAACGTTCCATTTGTATGTGATCGTCATAGTCCATTCGCCCAACAATGCCTAATAGCAAAATTAGCAAGGCAAACGGAGCAAGTTGTTTCATTTTGTGCATAGGATTGTCCTTTATGGTTAAAAAAAGCCCACGTTTTACGGTGGGCAAATGGAGCGACTTGCGTCTAGGTTGTAGAAGTTCCGAAATACGGTGTCCGTGATTTTATACTTGCCACGGACAGCAAGCCCTTATTGTCTCTCACAACACTAAGGAATATAATTAAATCTCTCACAGCACAAATAAGGATTCTTCTATGAGAAACTATTTAATTTCTTACGATTTATACAAAGCAGGGCAAAATTATGATGGATTGATTAGTTATATAAAAAGCCATCAAGTTTGGGCCGCAATTCATAAATCAGTTTGGTATATCAAATCCAATAAATCTGTGGAACAAATTCGTAATGAACTGCTCATTTATTTAGATGCGAACGATAGCGTTTTCGTTACGGATATGAATAGTGCTGCTTGGAATAATCTACCTGAAGGAAATGGTGAATATATTAGGCAGAATTGGATGAAGTAGATACACTCCCGTTACCAGTATTTAGCCCATTTTTATTAATTATTTCGATTGCTGAACAACATCGTGATGCAAGCATTTCTGGGTCTGAACAACCATTCCCTACTGCCTTAAGTACAGCCTGTTTAATGTCGTATTTATCTTCATCAGACAGGCTATTCTCTACGACCTTTAATTCCAAATCTTTAGGGCTTCCTAGTTGTTCATTTAAAATAACAACTTTTGTAATTTCAAAATTTTTGTTTTTCATAATTACCTCGTGTTTAAACTATTCCAAAACCCACTCATAATAGGCTTTGGAATAATGCGTGTCTGCCCACGCCGTCGCCCGCCCGGCTTTTGCCATTCCGTCGGGTGCTGCTTGTATCCGTAGCTCTCATAACTTGAGAAGCGAATTAATGTGATTGCTTAGGACTAATACCAGTGTTGCCTTTTCAGCTCTCCACACCTTGCGAGTGTGTTGCCTAAACCTTGCCACCTCTATTTGGCAAGTCGTTCAAATTTGTATGTCAGGGTCTAACCAACCTTGCTGAGTTATTAAATTTTATTTAATAGCTGCTTGAGGTTGTTAATATCATCCGCACAAGCACCGATTTGTTAAAGAGCATTGAGCCGTAGCTCGTTTTGATGTACATATAATATCTATTTGATATCTATAAATCAATATCTATTTGATATTTATTTTGCAATTAAAGACACATTTATAATATCTATTTGATTTTAAAAGAGAATAAAATTTTTAAAGGTTGTTTGATTGCTTAATAAATAAACGAAATAGGATTGCAAGCGGTCATTTTTGGTGGGAGTTTTACAAAATTGAGGTGTATTACTAATGAATGTGAATTATAGTTCACATTTTTAAATAAAAGTATTATAATAAGACTACTGGAGGGGATATGATTCAGATTAAATCAACAACGGTTTTTAAAGAGTGGCTTGATGATTTAAAAGATTTACGGGCAAGGGCAAAAATTCAAACTCGCATTAAGCGTTTGCAGCTGGGTAACTTTGGCGATGTAAAAGCAGTTGGCGAGGGAATTTCAGAACTACGCATTACAGAAGGTAAAGGTTATCGGGTTTATCTAAAAAATCAGAATGGCGTTATTGTGATTTTATTGTGTGGTGGTGATAAATCGACACAAGAAAATGATATTAAAAAGGCGAAAGCATTAGCAAAAGAATTAGGAGTTTAATATGGCGGAACTACAAGATTTTGATATGGCGGAACATTTAAGAAGCGAAGAGGAAATTCAGCTTTACTTGAATGAAGTGTTAAAAGAAGATGATGTGGACTTAATTCTTTCTGCATTGGGGGATATTGCCAAAGCACGAAATATGAGCCAGTTAGCGAGAGAAGTGGGAGTAAGTCGAGAAGGGTTATATAAAGCCTTTTCCGGCAAAGGTAATCCAACATTTTCTACCGTGCTAAAAGTGATAAAGGCACTTAATCTTACTTTTGAAGTAAAGCAAGCTGCACACGTATAATTAAGCCCTCTTCAGAGGGTTTTATTTTTGCAAAAAAATTGCAAATTTTGACCGCTTGTTATTGGTGTGATAGTGGGTTATTTAGCCGAAATCAATTTCGGAGAGATAAAAGAAAACCGCCACGAGAGCGGCTATAAAATGAGATTATTGCTATAAATAACGATTTCTGTTGCTTTCATTTTTTTGTTAGCACAATAGTTTAGCATATGCTCTTGCTGGCGATATTGCTGGTAAATCTCCTTGATATTTGAATGATTATCATAGGATACAATCCAAGGCGTTCTTATATGGACCAACTTTTCTTGAATAGCTTGGTGGTCTTCATGTCGGTAGAAATTCCTATAAAGTCCTTGCCCTTTTTCGTAATAAGGTGGGTCAAGATAAATCAATGAATTAGCCGGCAAGAGCTTATCAATCATTGGTAGCCAGGTTTCAGTATCGTAGTTAGATACATGAATATGTTTGGACATATCGCCAATGCGTTCGATTCGCTTGATTAAATCAGCCTTATTAAAGCGACAATCCAGTTTATAATCCCCAGACTGTTTTAAACCACCAATTACCCCTGCTTTTAAAATACCTGACCGATTTGTTCGATTTAAAAAGAATGCAGCAAAACCTTGTTCTAAAGGCGAGCTATCATCTTGTTTAATAATTTTTTTCTGTCTGTGCCATTCCTCAATAGTCACATCAGTAGCTAACATCAAGTTAATGAAGCCTTCGGTTTGCTCAGTAATTGATTTCCAAAAATGATAGATGGCCAAATCCAAATCATTAATATGAATATCACTACAATATCCATTAAATAGTAAATCCAAGGCAACACCTGCTCCCCCAGCGTAGGGTTCTACGTAGTGTCCATTGAGATTATTTTTTTCAATAATCTGTTTAATTATTGGAGCAAATTTAGCTTTGCCACCAGGGTAGCGTAGTGGGGTATATCGCATAACTGAAACCTTCTTTAAAACATATCGGCTATTATAATCTCCTAATTTGCATTTGGCCAGGAATATTTTTCCCAAATTGCAATAATAAATGGTTTAAGATTGTTATACGCGCTGATAATTTGGTCAGCATTAATATTATGAGCATAATTGTGTAATATGCTATGTAGTAGGTTGAGTGTACCCGTGCCATCTTTTTTATCTGCGCACTCATTAGTTAACATTGCAAGCTCTTTCTTTTCTAAGTATTGATTTTTTTCTAAATACTGTGCAATACCTAAGATTTTTACTCTTAATATAGATTTTTCAGTAACCGATATGGTTTGCCCTTTTTCATGAAATTGAATACCTTTAGTTTGAGTTAGGAAATAATCACAACTTTGTTCAATTAAAGCACGTAATAGGGCGGCAGTTGCATAAGGAGTAATATAGACATTCAATTTATCTTTGATTTCAAGATAAATAGATTGAATTTTACTGACCGAAATAGCAAGATCGTAAGTAATAATTTGTCCAGGTCTTGTTTTTTTGATGCGTTTTGGTGCTGTGGACTGTGTTGTAGAGTTATTAAGAGTTGAATTTTCAGTCGAATATATACCTGGTATAAGCTCAATAGGCTTTTCTAGACGTGTAGTAGGGATTTTGCCTTGTTGTGACAGGTGTTTAATATATTTGAGACGATCTACTTTATTCGAACGAGAGCCAATATTATGATTAGGATCATCAAAATCAGTAAAATACTGTGTAATTATCGCAGTAAATTCTTCCAGAGTAATGTTAATTAACATATTACGCTCTTTTGCTCCAGTGACAATACCAAAGGCCTCTCGAACTTCTGGACTACTTAGCATACGAGTAATTGTTGTGATCACTTTTTGTGATTGCTCTGGCGAGATTAAATTATTTTCCAATGAAAAATCGAGCACTGTTAAAGCTGCAGCATGTGAAGGGTTGCCATTGACACCTTGCTCAAATCGAGTTTTTTGCTCTGGACTCCAGGCTTTGCGAGAAGTGCTAGAACTTGCGGTATGTAGTGTGGAAAGCCAAGGAGTTGCCTCTGGACGAGTAGCAAATTGATATACAGTAACAGCTTGTATTGGTCCAAGCATTTGATGTTGAAGTTTTTCAAAATATTTTTGGTGTTTTTTAGGAGCTAAGGACGGATTGTTTAATAGTTTAAGCGCACAAATTCGACGGTTTCCTTCCAAAACAATTCTTTTACCATTTTCAGCTACAACACCAATTAAATCAAGGGGATTTGTCATCCCTTTTTCTGCGATATCTTTAGCCAATTCTCTAACTTTTTCCTTCTCGATCATATGTTTGATAATTTCTTTTTGATTTTCGATAGGAATATGGCGAGGATTTTTAGCATCCAAGTAGAGTGATGTTATTTTTAGTGTTTTCATTGTGTATCCTTATTTTATAATTGAGTCATTACAAATCTTTCACACTTAGCCTAATTACTTTGAGGTGGTTACATTAGCATTTATCTCTTTTTTGCAATACAACGCTCTACCCAATAAAATTCAACTGTTGGCTTTGGTGGACTTTTACTCTAGCATGAATAAATAGCTGATCTTGATTTTCTTCTTTGATACTCCACTTTTCATAGAGTTTGTTATCTGAAATAACTAATAATTGATCACCTGTATTTTGTAATCTTTTAACATACAAATGTCCTTTATATGTAAATACATAAACGCCATCGCCGGTAAACTCATTTACGCTAATATCAACGAAAAGCATATCTCCCGAGGAAAAGGTTGGATACATAGAATCACCACTTAAATTGATAATTCTGATGTATCGAGGAGCCATATTCCGAAAGAGGGAATAAAATTGCTCAGGCACATAACGCATTTGATTGACTACTTCAACTAATTCACTGCTTGAACCGAAGCCTGCACTAGCACTGACATCTAATACATCAATGATGACAAAATCATTTAAATCTTGCTCCTGTAATTCTTGCTCTTCATTTCCTATCATTGAATTGATAAGGATTGATTGCTCTGAATGTACTTGATCTAACCACCCTCTAGGCTTATTCATACCATCTTCCAATTTAGCAGCAATTTTGTCGCCAATTCCTTTAGGCTTACCGTTCTGAATAGCATTTTTGTTTTTGATTTGCCTTAAATAATTAGCCGTGACACCAGTCTTCTCTTCCAATCTTGGTACACTTCCAGCCTCTTCAATTAAGAGTAATAAATTAGCATATCTGTTTTCTTTTACTGTTTTCATACCAACCTCCAAGTTTTTATCATTTTAATATCAAATTGATATCAAATCACACAATATTTGGATATTGATTAGATATCACTTTTAAGATATCATTTAGATATTCTTTAGAATTTATAGAGGCTGTATGCAATTACATGAATATTTAGAATCCTCAGAACGAGGGGAAATGGCTCGCCTATCAAAAGCAATCAAAGTTGCTCAACCCATAGTGTCATTTTGGGTAAATGGCAAACGCCAAGTACCGGCAGAGCGTTGCCCAGAAATTGAAAAATTTACGGAAGGGAAAGTAACCTGTGAAGAATTACGTCCTGATGTGAATTGGGCTGTTTTACGAAATTCAGGCAAATAAAAAACCACCGTGACCGCGGTGGTTAATTAGTAAGTAACGAAAGGTATTTTCGATGAATCAATTATTAAACATTTCAGAACAAAAAGCAAGCATTACGATGAGTAGTCGTGAGATAGCGGAATTATGTGAAAAAGAACATCGACACGTTACTCGTGATATAGAAGCGATGTTTAGTCAATTAGATATTCCTGCTGAGGGGTATGCCCATTTTTGGACACACCCCCAAAATGGGCAAACGTACCGGGAATTTCGCTTACCTTATGATTTAACCCTTACTCTAATTTCCGGCTATAGCGTGATACTTCGCAAGAAAATCATCGACCGTTGGCAAGAGCTAGAAAGTAGCAAAGGTATTCCGCAATCTTTCTCTCAGGCCCTACGGTTAGCGGCAGAGCAACAAGAAATCATCGAGCAGAAAAATCACCAATTAGCACTTCAAGCCCCGAAAGTGGCATTTGTTGAGCATTATGTTGAGGTGGGAACCACTAAATCATTGCGAGAAACCGCAAAAATACTCAATTTCCCAGAAAAGCGGTTGATTGAGTGTTTAGAACGTGATCGAGTTCTTTATCGTCAATCCGGAAACTTACTCCCCTACCAAGACAAACAGGCTAAACAGCTTTTTGCAGTAAAAACAGGTACGGCAGAACACGGCCATAATTTTACCCAAACGAGAGTAACCGCCAAAGGGATTGAATGGATTGCTCAACGTTATGCTTCGGAGTTAGGGCTATGAGATTTACATCAACAATAAATAACGTCCGCTTGGCGGAATGGGGCATCAATATTACACAAGGTGCATTAGTTGATTTAATCAATCAAGCATCAAGTTGGGCAAAAGCGGTTGTCATTGATGGCGTAACGTATTACTGGATGTCTTTTGGAAAAGTGTGCGAAGAGCTCCCGGCTGTATTTAGTAAGGAAGATACTGTTTACCGTCAATATAAGGTGCTGAAAGAAAAAGGCATTATTGAGCATTTCAAAATGGACGGTAAAGATTATGTTCGCTTAACTGAAAAAGGTTGTGAGTGGAATAAATTTGAGCCGATCCGACACTCGGAAAAAAATCCGAGTGTCGGAAATCAATCCGAACAAACTCGGAAAAAAATCCGAGAAAGCTCGGAAAAAAATCCGACAGATAATAATAACAATAATAAATATAACCAAGATAATAATACCCCCCTTAATCCCCCCGTGGGGGAAACACACACAGATTCGGTTGCTGTGTTAGACCATTTGAATCAGCGTTTGGCGGACCTTAGCCAAGCAATTGGCATGGCATTGCCAAAATTCAGGGCTAAGGGCAATGCGTTGAAGTTGGTTACGGCACGCTTGAAAGATTCTAGTCTAGCGGAATGCTTTCAAGTGATTGATTATTTGGTGGCGAAATGGGGACGTGATGATGCGTTTCGTGAATATCTTGCACCTAAAACGATTTTCCGTGCCTCTAACTTCGAAGATTATTTGCCAAAATCGACCGCTTGGGCGGAAAGTGGCAAGCCGATTTTCATCAATGGTGCTTGGGTAAACGAAGCCGAGGCAAACCGTCAAGCACAGTTACCGGATTTACCTTCGGTGGAGGAAGTTCGAGGTGTTTACCATCGTTACTTGAGTGCACCGACATTATTTAACCGCACGGATTTTAGTGATCTCCGTAAAAAATTTGTGTATTACTGCGTGGTTAAAACGAAAAACGCTCATCCGACAGAAGCGAATATCAATTCAGTCATTGCCGGTGCGATAAAAAGCGTTTATGCCAATATCCACACGTTACCCATTCCCAACCTAGGAGCTTAAATATGGCGGATTTGAAATGCCCTAAGTGCGGTGCACCTTTGTCTGATTGGTATATTCCTGATGAGCCGTCTTTTTGTGGGGAAATGAGCGATGATCGCTTTCGTTGCGAGGGCCATTTAATGACACCTAAGCCATTCCCTCAAGCAAGTGATGGTTGTGCGTTAAATCGTACTGAGAGTTGTGGTTATTTTGGCATTTGGGAGTTGTAAGTATGGCGGACTCCTTATTACTTACGCCTTATTTCCAGACTGAGGTTGGTTTAGTGTTTTATCGTATTCCGCCAAATATTGCCCCTTCTGCTTTTGGCGAACGCACTTTATTGAGCCCTGCACCTTTAGCATTACAAACAGCTAAATCGGGTAAGGTTTCCGATGTTGATCATGATGAGGTAGCAAACTGCCCTGCTTTGGCGGTATTTGCGAAATCAAAACAAGTCAGAAAACAGATGAGTTTTGACAACGCTTATTTGAATTATGTACGGAATATCCAAACGTGCCAATGTAGAGACGGTGTGTATTGCCATACAGAGAAAACCGTTGTGGAGGTCGAAAATGGCTTTGTGTGTTTATGTTGGCACCACGATAGGCTTTTCTCCGAAGGCGAGATAAAAGCCGAACAGTTGGCGAATTTAGCCTATCAGAATTGGGAGCAGTTTATTGCGAAATCTATTCGTTCAAAATTAAAGAAGCCGATAAACATGCCTATCACATATTCAGATTTGGTTTTTTGGGCTTGTTTAAATAACTTACTGCCCGAATTAGATGGCGAAGAATTAAGGGTTTTCATGGGGTTGCGACCTCAATTAGATTTAACAAAAGAGAGTTCTATTGGTGCTGAGCGACCGGAGGCTATGCCAACATTACGGGATAAGGTTCGCCCGTTGTTATCTTTAAAAGTAGATCCTGAACCGCTTGCGAGTTTTTTAGCCATTCCGAAGTTGAAAAAATTTGAATGCCGTAAATGGTTGCAATTTGTGAAATCCCAACCTTGTGTTTGTTGTGGTCGCCCTGCTGACGATCCGCATCACATTATTGGCTATGGCGGTAAGATGGGGGGTAAAGCGCACGATTTATTTACGATACCGCTTTGTCGCATACATCACGACGAATTACATAGAAGTACATCGCATTTTGAGCAGGAGTATGGTTCGCAATTATCGCTTTTGTATCAATTTTTGGATAAAGCAATTGGCATGGAAGCATTAGTGATTGAGAGGTAAATCATGGAGATATGTTTATTAAAATGCCCTGCTTGTGGGGCAGATATGAAAGATTGGCGACATTTCTTGGAGAAATCAGAGCTGGATAAGGCAAAGCCGTTTGAATGTGTGGGCTTCCGATGTGGTAAGCGTTGGAGCGAAGAAGAATTAAAACAGGTGGCAGAAAATGGAACAGAACAACAATGTGCTGATTGACATTAGAAATGAACGAGCAAAAACGCACGGTAATTTTAACGATGGTGCCGAAGTATTTGAAATGCTAACAGCACCAATTACGCAAGCATTAAATGACGGTCAGATTTCAAAAACACAGTATTACGGTTTAACAATGGCTATGTCAAAAGTAACTCGTATTTTAGTTGGTAATCCCGACGAATCCGATCATTGGATTGATGGAGCGAACTATTTGCTACTTGGGGGAAATATCAATGAGCAAAGTTAATTTACGCAAAGAAGCTCGTGGGCGTGAATGTCAGGTTCGTGTCGTTGGTGTTTGTAATCGTCGAGCTGATACGGTGGTGTTGGCTCATTATCGTATGAGTGGGTTAAATGGTATTGGGCAAAAGCCTGATGATGTTTTCGGAGCGTGGGCGTGTTCAGCTTGCCACGATGCGGTCGATGACAGAATTAAAACAGTTCATTCAAGAGATGAGTTAAGATTGGCTCACGCAGAAGGCGTGTTCCGTACGCAGCAGATTTTAAAAAGTGAGGGTAAGCTATGAGCGATTATTTAGAGCTGGCTTTGCCCTATCCGCCAAGCGTAAACCATTATTGGCGGCATACGAGAGCTGGCAAGCATTATATTTCAGCAGAAGGTAAGGCTTTTCGGGCGGAAGTATTAAAAATTTGCCGATTGTTTGAGCCGTTTACTGGTGCAGTAAAAATCAAAATGGAAGTGTTCTATCCTGATAAGCGAGAGCGTGATCCTGATAATCTTCAAAAAGCCTTATTCGATGCTTTGACGGCTTCGGGGTTGATTAAGGACGATAACAATAAAATCATTAAAGATTATCGTGTGGTAGGAATGGATGAAATCCGCAAAGGCGGAATGGTTGTGGTTAAGATTAAGGGATTAGATGATGCGTAAATTCAGCGAATTAAAACAACTCACAACGGAGCAAGAAAAGTTCGTTGATGAAAATATGTATGCGTGGGGTGCGTGGATTCGCAGCGGTCGAATTGATAAAGTAAAACTAAACATTATTGCGAAGTTGATGCAATCCGCTATTCCATCTGAGCCAAGTGAACCGATGTGCGATGATGAAACAGGCTTTATGATCAGCCAAGTAGTTGAGCAGTTCTTTGTTAAGAATGATAGCACGCTGCACTTTATTGTGTTTGCGTACTATGTGAATAAGCGAACCGTGAACTTTATCGCAACTAAGATGCGTGAAAACTGTGGTGCTGTCGTAATGCAACCCTGTGCTGGTAAATCGAATGTAAGAGTACCAAGCCTTAAAACAATTAAGCGAAATGTTGAAAAGGAGTTGGATTTAGCAAAATCCATAATTCACGAACTGTTGGTAACTGGCTTCGTTCTTCTGCGAACTGGTAGAAAAAAAGCAAAAAATATCAAAATAACGTATTGACGAACTTGTCATCTTGTCCTATCATTTCAATATATGGTGGTCGTCGTGTAAGTGATGTTCACCGAGTGAATTTTATAGCCCTGATTGGTTTACCAGTCGGGGCTTTTTTATTATCACGGTTTCATTGGAGGTTTAAAATGAACGAGTGCAAAAATATTCCCACATATTCAAAGCCTTTAGATAAAGGTGAAAGTATCCTTTATAAATCATTCTTTCCAAATTTAAATCTGGCTACCACTAAGGAAACCAGTATTGCTACACAATGCTATAACTGTGTCGCTTGGACTTTAGGTGTTACTGATGATTGGCTATGGCCTTTATATCATCCATATCTTACAGATAAAGATACAACCTTAGCAGACTTTGATAGATTTTATCAAGAGGCCGGGTTTACAAGAGTATCGAATATAAATGAGGCCCATATTATTGCTTGGGGAAATACATTACCAAATGGCAAGCTATATATGACACATGCTTGTATTGCTTATCCTCAATCAAAACAATGGGAATCGAAATTAGGTGCTTATATCCGCATAGCTCATGATTTAGACGGTTTAAAAGGCGAATCTTATGGACAACCTGTAGCATATTATAAAAAATCAGCCGGTGAAGCAGTACAGCAAAACCGCCTGAAGCTACAAAGACAACAGCCTACTATTACTCATTCAGACCTGATAAAGCTTAGTAAAGCACTGTCTTTATTATCTAAGAATGTAATTCATGATTTTGATACATTGTATGAGAATTGGATTCAGTTTTGGCAGGATTCGGCAGATAAAAACTCACTGCTTAGCTCTAATCCTATTTCACGGAAACAATCAACCACATACAAAGAGCTTATTCAGTTTGGACAAAAAAATAACATTTTGCCATTGCTTATTCTTAGACTTTATGTCGGTGATTATTGGGCTTTATTAGCTTATGATGAACTTCAATCAACAGAAAGCCTTAAAGTCTTCCATGGTACAGAATGCCATGTTTTGGAAGGACAACATGGTAGAGCACGCCGAACAGTCAAGAAATACATAGATTCATTGACATAAAGCAGTTCAGAGATAAGGCCCTTAAATAGGGTCTTTTTTATTGCCCCAAATTAAGAGGGGGTGGAGTATGTAAATGCCAGATAAAGATCCGAGTGTATGGCTAATTATTGGAGCCTACATTCAACAAAACTACAATGCTATCACAGGATTTGTGATGGCATTTTTTATGTCCATGCTGCGAGCTTGGTTTCTTCAACAAAAAAGCACCTACCGACAGCGTTTGCTTGATGGTGCAATTTGCGGAGCGTTAACGCTATCCTGTATGTCGTTATTAACACATTTTGGAGTGGGTGAGAGTTTATCCACGTTTACCGGTGGTATGATTGGTTTCGTTGGTGCAGAGAAGATTCGTGAATTTTTGTTTGCGTTGATTCGTAAGAAGATTGAAGTTAATGACATCAATATTAGGAAGCGTGGAGATGAGTAAATGAAATTGGTTAGTTTAGTAGTAAATATGGCTAAGAAGGTAGCGAATATGACAACATCAAAATCCTTAACTGTAACAGGTTTAACGTCTGCTCAAACAAAAGCATTACTTTTCGCATTGGCAAAACGCGAGAGTAACGGAAATTACCAAATCGAAAATAAATTTGGTTATTTAGGTGCTTATCAATTTGGTGCAGCGGCATTGGTTGATGTTGGGCTAGTAAACGCTGAACATTATAAAAAAGCAGTATCTCTAAACAGTGGGATCTCTAATGGTTCAAATGCTAAAAATCATAAGTGGTTTTTAGCACAAAATGAGTTTTGGGATTTGAAGGGCGGTAAATCTGCGTTTCTTAATTCTCCCCAGGTACAAGATGAGGCTATTATCAAACTAATGAATCGCAATGCACGGACAATGACAGCTAAAGGTGTTTATGTTGGTAATGCTGAGCATAAAGCAGGTCTGCTTATGGCTGCACACTTAAAAGGTGCTGGAAATGCAATCAAGTTTGCTCAAACAGGTATTGCAACAAAAGATGGTTTTGGTACATCAATTAAAGATTACTACGATCTTGGAGTAAAAAGCGTTCGTGGTTTTTAGAGATTAGTGGTGTGGTTATGGGACTAAGTAAATCAGATGGCGAAAGCGTGTACATAAGAGCCTAAACCACACCGCTCTTTTAGGTGGTGTTTATGATTGGGAAAAGCATTGGCGATAGTTTGACGAAGCTGTTTGTGATGTGTTGCTTTGGTGTAGTTATTGTTATCTTTGCGTTAGGTAGTTGGATTTACTATCAGTCAAATAAGATTGACAGTTTAAACACTGAAATCGAAACACATTTAAAAACGATTAGTTCACAAAGCAATACAATCGCTCAACTTAAAGCAAATGTTGAATATAACAGACAGCTAACGCTTGAACTAAGCAAAGCTGAATCAGATGTAAGGAGTAAGACAAATGAAATCATCAAATCTATTCCAAAACAAATCAAAGATAGTGAAGCTTTTAATGCCGATGCTCCTAGCGGTGTTATTGAGTTCTTGCGTAAGTAATGAGCCACAAGTAAAAGCCTGTTCACAATTACCAGCAGTATTAACAGCACATTTGGATAAAACGCCATTTAGCGGACGTACTTATGGTGATGTCATACAATATGCGGTAATACTCAAACGTGAGCGTGATATGTGTTTGAACCGAATTGATAAGATTCGTGAATGGCAAACAGAAGATTTAAGCAAGTAAGGTTATGTATGATGGGTGGTGATGATAACTGTGGTTGATATTGCTGCTGGTTGTACATGATACATCAATAGTAGCGATTACTTTATAAGGTGAGCAACGCTCGCCTTTTTTATTTGGTATGTGTATGAGTCGAAACGATTGGCATTATTTGTATAACCGTAAAGCGTGGAAACAATTACGCTTAGACCATTTATCAAAAGAGCCTTTGTGTGTATTTTGTCAAAGAGATGGAAAGCTTACACCAGCAACAGTTGTTGACCATATCAAAGCACATAAAGGTAACTTAGATTTATTCTTTGATGCTAATAATCTTCAATCGCTTTGTAAGTTACACCACGACAGTACAAAGCAAAAAGCAGAATTAAAACAAGTTAATTATATTGGTTGCGATGAAAACGGTTTACCGATTGACCCTGAACATCCGTTCAACTTGGGGAGGGGTGGGTAAAAAGTTCAGATTAAAAGCTCTGAATACCGCTTCGGGAACTCTGTTGGATCGCTATTACAGTTTTTCTACCCTTTTTTAACACTTTAGGAGGGCTTTTATGAGTAAACGAAAGTTACGTGCTGATAGCTCGACCGCTAAGATGTTAGCCTCTCAGGCTGCACAAAAAACTCTCGAGCCGCCACAAAAATTAACAAAAATTGAGATGCGGTATTGGGAAAGTATTATTACAAGTCGAGCTTTAGATAGCTGGACACCTATTGATCAACAGCGGGCAGTAAAGCTTGCCAAATTATATGTAGAAATTGATGACTACGAGAAAGAATTAGCTACACAAGCTCGCCGTTGGGTAAAAACAGATACAGGCACAATGAAAATGCACCCGTTGCATTATGTGATTGAAGATTTGTACAAGCGTGAAATTCAAATGTGCCGTAGCTTACAAATTCATAGCCGAGCAACTAATGGTGAAAGTCGTGATCAGGTTAAAACGAACCAGCTTTACCAAGATGCTCGCACCGCTATTAATGATGATGACGGGTTAATTGCAAGGGTTCTTAACTAATGACAGTCGCAGAAAAAGTTATTGCGTTTATTGAGCGTTATTGCTTTGTGCCTGAAGGTTCATTAGTTGGTCAGCCGATTAGGCTTGAAGAGTTCCAGAAAGAGTACATTTATGATGTGTACGATAATCCTAATGGCACGAGTCACGGTATTTTATCTATCGGTCGTAAAAATGGTAAAACAGCATTGATTGCATGTCTTTTATTAGCTCATTTAGTCGGGCCAGTTGCTATTTTAAATAGCCAGATTGTGAGTGGAGCATTGAGCAGAGAACAAGCTGCTCTGGTATTTAATCTTGCAGTAAAAATGATTCAGCTTAATCCTAAGTTGAATGCACTTGTTGATATTAAACCAAGTGGTAAACGTTTGATTGGCAGACCGATGAATGTTGAATATAAGGCTTTAGCTGCTGATGGTAAAACAGCACAAGGTTTATCACCAGTATTAGCTATTCTTGATGAAGTTGGGCAAGTTCAAGGGCCACAATCAGCGTTTGTTGATGCAATTACAACTGCACAAGGTGCTCATAAAAACCCATTGCTACTAACAATCAGCACTCAAGCAGCAAATGATGGCGATTTACTCTCAATTTGGATTGATGATGCAATAAACAGCAATGATCCACATACAGTTTGCCACGTTTATAGTGCAGATAAAGATTTGAAAATAACTGATCCGGAAGCGTGGAAACAAGCAAATCCCGCATTAGGTGTTTTTCGTAGCGAAGATGATATTCGTAAACTTGCTGAAAAAGCTAATCGTATGCCAAGTTTTGAAAATACCTTCAGAAACCTAAACCTTAATCAACGAGTAAGTACCGTATCAACCTTTGTCAGCCTTGATGTATGGAAAGAGAGTGGCAACGAACAACAAAGCCCTGATGGTTTAACAGCGTATGGTGGTTTGGACTTGTCAGCTCGCACAGACTTAACCGCTTTAGTGCTAACTGCTAAAGGTTACGATGGTAGAGTCAATGTTTACTCATTCTTTTGGACACCTGAAATAGGTTTGGAAGACAGAGCAAAACGAGATCGAGCCCCCTATGATGTTTGGGCAAGGCAAGGTTTTATTCGAACAACACCAGGTGCAACCGTTGATTATGCCTATGTGGTACGTGATATAGCGGAGATCTTGAGTGATTTTGATATTACAGCAATCGCTTTTGACCGTTGGCGGATTGATATTTTCAAAAAAGAAATGGAACTACAAGGGATTAACTTACCTTTAGTGCCATTTGGTCAAGGTTTTAAAGATATGTCTCCCGCAATAGATAGCTTAGAAAGTGATTTGCTTAATGGTCAGCTATGTCACGGAATGAATCCTGTTTTGACAATGTGTGCCGCAAATACGGTATTAACTAAAGACCCAGCAGGAAATCGAAAGTTTGAAAAACATAAAGCAACAGGACGTATTGATGGAATGGTTGCTTTAGCGATGGCACGAGGTATTTCAGAAACAGCGGAAGTGCCACAAGATATTGATTCATTTTTACAGGATATGATTATCGGATGAGTACATTAAATGATACAGGGTGGTGGTCTCGTTTCTATGATCGCATATTTGGCAGTAGTAAACGCTTAGATAAAGGTTCAACATCATCCCCTTTTACTAGCCAATCAAGTGAATCAGGCGGCCAGGTAACAGCTGAAAATGCTTTAAAATTAAGTGCCGTTTGGGCATGTGTACGTTTACGTAGCCAAGCTATCTCATCTTTGCCATTACATTTAAGAGATAGCGACCGTAAAATAGCAACAGAACATCCACTTTATAAAATTATTCACGATGCACCAAATGCTGATATGTGTGCGAGTGAGTTTTGGGAAGCTGTTATTTCTAACCTGGATTTATGGGGGAACGCTTACTGTCGAATTAACCGTATTGGTAGTCGAGTGGTTTCACTTGATTTATTTGATCCTCAATATATGAGTGTAAGACGAGATGAGAGCGGTGAGATTATCTATAAATACACTAAAAATAATGTGGATAGTGGCGAATACAGCGAAAAAGATATTTTACACTTCCGAGGCTTCACGCTTGATGGTCTGATTGGTCTGTCACCGATTGGTTCACCAAGCACGAAGTAATGGGCCTACAAATGGCGGCAAATAGTGCTGCATCAAAAGCCTTTAAAAATAACTTAAAAGCGGGTGGTTTCCTCAAAACTGGTGAGCGAATATTAAATGAAGATCAACGTAAACGGGTTAGAGAGGGGCTAAGTGAGTTTGGCAAGCCTGAAAATGCGGGAAAATGGATGGTGCTTGAAGCTGGAATGGAGCCTGCAAATATGTCAGGTGCTTGGATTAACCCGCAAGATGCTCAGCTCCTAGAAAGCCGTTATTTTGGCATTGAAGAAATTTGTCGTGCTTTCATTGTTCCACCACAGCTAATTTATAGCACAAGTAAAGCATCTTCTTGGGCATCATCATCTGAACAAATTAACCAAAACTTCTTAACTTACGGATTAACCCCAACGCTCAAACGAATTGAACAAACCATCTCACGCAAATTATTGAAACCTGATGAACGAACAAAGTTCTATCCCCGTTTTAGTGTAGAAGGTCTACTTCGTGCTGATAGTGCTGGGCGTGCTAGTTTTTATACTGCAATGCTCCAAAATGGTGTAATGACTCGTAATGAAGTTCGAGCATTAGAAAATCTTCCACCTGTAACTGGTGCAGATCAGCTAACTGTTCAACTGAATTTAACGTCAATCGATAAAATTGGAAAGGAAACAGACAATGACAATTGAAGTTAAAGACCTACTTTTCAAAGCGGAAGCCGTCAAAGATGACGGCTTTTTTTCTGGCTATTGTAATGTTTTTGATGTGAAAGATGCTTATGACGAAATTGTTCGTCGAGGTGCATTCACAGAGTCCATTCAAGGTTGGAACGCACAAAACAAAATGCCACCTGTGCTTTGGAACCATGACCGAAATCAGCCTATCGGCGTATGGACTAAGCTTGTTGAAGATGAGCGTGGTTTATATGGCGAAGCTCGTTTGCTCATCAATGATGTGGCTCGAGCTAAAGAAATTCACGCCTTAATGCTTGCGGGTGCCATTGATGGGTTATCTATCGGGTATCGACTTAGTAAATGGGCATATAACGAAAAAGAAGATGCATTGGAATTACTGGCTATCGACCTAAAAGAAATTTCAGTCGTAACATTCCCCGCAAATGAAGAAAGTCGCGTTGATGTTGTGAAGTCTGCTTTAGCCAAGGGCAGTTTACCGACTCTCGCAGAGTTTGAGAAAGCCCTGAGAGATTTAGGGTTTTCAAAAAGCCAAGCAGTGACAGTTGCTAGTCATGGCTTGAAGAAACTTATTCAGGGCGAGCCTGAAAAAAATCAAATTAGCAACGCACTAACCATTATGAAATCAATTACTGGAGAACATTAATATGTCAGAAGCAGAAAAAACAATTGAACAGCTCGCCAACGAGTTTAAAAAAGCAACCGACCAAGTAAAAGGTTTGGGTGAAGAGTTACAAGGTAAAATGGCAAATAATGAGAAAGGCTTAGAAGGCTTAAAAGAAAAAGTTGATGAAGCTCTTAACTCAATGTCTGATGCCAAAAGCCGTTTAGACGAATTAGAACAAAAAGCTGCACGCCGTGGTGGCGGTGAGCAAATGGAAAAATCCATTGCTCAACAATTAATGGAATCTGACTCGTTTAAGTCTTTTGCCTCCGACCCACGTACAGGTAAATCAGCATATTTATCCGTGAAAGCAACTATCACTAGTGCCACAACGAATGCTGCTGGATCAGCAGGTTCTTTAATTACTGAGCATCGTTTACCAGGTATTGTAACACCACCTCAAACTATTTTAACGTTGCGTGATTTATTAGCACCGGGTAATACATCAAGTAACGCAATTACTTTCGTACGTGAAACAGGCTTTACCAATAATGCAGCACCTCAAGCAAACGAAGGAGATAAAAAAGCTCAATCTACATTGCAATTCGGTGAAGAAACTACACCTGTAAAAACCATTGCTCATTATATTAAAGCCTCTCGCCAGGTTTTAGATGATGCTCCAATGCTTGAAAGCCATATCAACGGACGTTTAATTTATGGTCTTAAATTAAAAGAAGATCGTATGCTGTTAAATGGTGATGGTTCTGCTGGCGGATTAACGGGTTTAATGACTAAAGCAACGGCATTTGCTGATCCTGCAAAATTAGCGACTTATACCATCATTGACCAACTACGCTTAGCCTTGCTACAAGTTATGCTTGCTGAGTATCCGTCAAATGGCTTTGTTCTAAACCCTATTGACTGGGCGAAAATTGAGTTAGAAAAAGATGGTCAAGGTCGTAATATTATTGGCAATCCACAAAGTTTAGCTCAACCGACTTTATGGGGAGTTCCAGTTGTTCAAACACAGGCAATTGAAGCAAACCAATTCCTAACAGGTGCATTTAATTTAGGTGCTCAAATCTTTGATCGCCAACAATCAGGTATTGCGGTATCAACAGAGAATGAAGACGACTTTGTGAAAAACTTGGTTACTATTCTTTGCGAAGAACGTTTAGCATTAGCCATCTACCGCCCTGAATCATTTGTAAAAGGCACACTAGCTGCGAAAACTAAGTAACCTTTAAGCCCCTTAAATGGGGCTTTTCTTTCTGGGAAGAATCATGCTAATCAATATTGAACTGATTAAACAACATTGTCGCATTGATCACGATAGTGAAGATGAGTTGCTCAAACAATATGAATCTGCAGCGAAAAAATACATTGAAAGACAGTTAGACCGTAATTTGTATTCGGATAACGTGCCTGAAGATGATTCTAAAGGTTTAATTGCTGAGCCTGACATTAAGCAAGCTATGTTGATGACTATTGCACACTGGTATGAACATCGCGAAAGTGTTGTTGTAGGAAGTATAACTTCAACAGAAATTGAAGAAGGTGTTTGGCGGCTTATCCAACCTTACCGAATTATGGGGGTATAAATGGAAATTGGAAAATTACGCCACCGCATCACATTGCAACAACAAATTAACACCCAAAATGATTACGGTGCTTTTGTTACGACCTGGCAAAACATTGCTACCGTATGGGCAGAAATCAAGCCAATTTCGGGGCGAGAGTATTTCTCAGCTCAACAAGTACAGTCAGAAGTAACTACACAAATTTGGATCAGATACCGTGAAGGTGTTGAGCCTACAATGAGAGTAGAACATAACGGCAAGTACTATGAAATTATCTCAGTGCTAAATTACCAAGGACTAAATAAAACACTTCAGCTGATGTGTAAGGAAAAATCCAATGGCTAATTTAAGCGTTAAAGTAACTGGCTTGAAAGAGTTAAAGCAAAGATTAAGTACTTTAGAACGTAAAGCAAAAAATCGAATTGCTGTTAAAGCAATGCGACGTGGTGGCGTGATTATCCGAGACCAAGCAAGGGCAAATGCCCCATTGCTCAAAGAGAAAGTGCCACATCGTAAACGTGGTACGCTCAAAAAGAACATTATCGCCAGCACGAAACCACAAAAGGATGGTTCAGTCCGTACTATCATCTTTGTTCGTTCCCTTAAAAACAGCAAGATAATTGAATTTAAGGGTAAAACAGGGAAAGGTGGTGCATACAATCCTAATGATCCGTTTTACTGGCGATTTGTTGAATTTGGTACGTCAAAAATGCCAGCCCAACCCTTTTTACAACCTGCTTTTGCTTCTAAAAAGGAGCAAGCAGCACGAGAAATCATTACCACCTTACGAGATGATATCTTACGAGAGGCGAAAAAATGATTCAGCAACAACTCTTTAACGCCTTGAAGCCGTTGGTTTCGGGGCGTTGTTTTTATGAAGTGATTCCTGACACTAATAAGGAATACCCTGTTCTTGTTTATCAGCTCCCAACAATCACGCCTAATTCAGCCCTTGAAGATGGTGATCTTGATGATTTCACAGTACAGATTGACATTTACAGCCACAATCCTGATGACATCTTCGCTTTGCGTAAACCAATTTTTACTGCCTTAACAGAAAACTTTGATTTTGCTGAGCGTGTGAATGATTTCAGCGATTACGAACCCGATACAAAACTACATCGTCGGGTAATTACTTATCAAATTGCTTACGGAGAATAACCATATGGCAACACAAACCACCCCATTTCAGGGAACAAAATTCTATATTGGTACTGGCTTAACCCAAGAAAAAGCCATTACTGCTTGTACGGTAACACCTAATGCAACAATTACCGCCGCTGGTCACGGTGCTAAAGCTGGAGACTTTGTAAAAATTACAGGCTTAGGTGCTCTTGATGGATTTTATCCTGTTAAGTCTGTTGCTTCAGATGTCTTAACATTTGCTGATGAGGTAGATTGGACATCACAAGATAGACCAACGGATTTCGCAGCAGCAAAAGTAGCAGTTGTGAAATGGTCATCAAACTTCTGTGCGATCAAAAACATTGAAGGCGATGGCGATACATTAGGCGAAGAAGATGTGACGACAATGTGTTCGGAAGGAACAGAAACCGAAGCAGGTGAAATTGAATATGGTTCAATTAAACTCACCTTTTTCTATGCTCCAGCTACCGCAATGCAATCAGATCTTCGCAAAAAGTTCTTTGCTAAAGAAACCTTCCCTTGGATGATGGTACTGAAAAACAAACAGGGCTCTTTATATGGCACGGGCTTCATTCAAACTAGCCCGAATTGGAGCGGTGAAGTAAAAGGTAAATTTGAATCAGGCGTTACGATTAAAAAATCAAAACGTGATTATCATTTACCTGTAATTGCATAATTTTGCCCAAATAGACCGCTTATATAGCGGTCTTGTTAATCTGATGAGGATAAAAAATGACTATTGGCACTCGTGAATCATTATTGGCAGAAAATAAGCCAAAACTGAAGAAAATCAAAATTGGTAATTCCGAATACTTTATTCGTGAATTTAATGTTGGCGATATGAACCGTAGCTTATATGGCCAACAAAAAGTAATGTGTGAACTAGCAGAAGCCCAAGGTATTGAACTAAACTATGACGATCCTGAAGAGTTAGTAAAACAGCTTAGCAAAGTTTACGACCCGTATCGATTAGCCAGAAACCTTGCTCTACGTTTATGCGATGAAGACGGCAATAATTTGTTTGATTTTGAAAATCTGGACGATTTAGAAGCCTTATCCCGCCTAGATAAATCCGTATCAGAAGAGTTAAGCCGTGCACTAATGGTAGAAGAACCAAAAAACTCACAACCCGACGCAAGTTCCAACTAATACTCAGTCTTGCGTTGGGTAAAACATTAGCAGAAATCGAAGAAATGCCTGAATCGCATTTCCAAGAATATATGTTATTTTATGAAGAACAACCTTTTGGACTATGGAGAGAAGATTACCGTACAGCACAGATTTCACATCTGTTAGCGGCAATTCATCGAGATCCAAAACAAAAAGCCACAACCATTAGCGATTTAATGCCCTTCTTTTCTGAAAAGAAGAGTGCTGAAAATGATGAAGATGATGGTTCAGTGGCTTATCTGGCTAATCGATAAAATAGTTATTGCATGGCGTAAAACTAGACAATATAATCAAAGTATTGATAGTAACAAGTAGGAGAATTGGCATATGCGTGATTTTATCCAGTTTTGGGCAAAATTCTTTTTTATAATGCTGATAGCATTAGGTGCAGTATTTCTTCTATTTGCTGTTGATTTTGCCTATATTCTCACGTTTGTTGGTATGTTTGCCATTGTGTTTGTTGTTCGCTTAGTCCAGGCTATTATTCAAACTAACAGACACTATGATGACTTAGAAAAGGCTGAAAAAGAAAAAGCCCGTGTAAACTACGTCATTATTAAATAAAACTAAATTTTTCAAAGAAGCCCGCATTTGCGGGCTTTTTTATTGGGGGGGAATATGGCTTCTCTTGGTAACTTAAATATCAGCTTGAATTTGGAAACAGTCCAATTTCAGCAAGGGCTAAACAAATCTGCTTATCAATCACAAAAATTTTCAAGAGAATTTCAAGTAAATTTATCTGCCGCACAAAACAAAGCAAGACAATTCTCCGAACGTACAACCCAATATTTAAATAATATTGAACGTGCAGCTACCTCAATTAATAAAACAGCAAATATCAGCTTATTTTCAAGTATTGCCAACTGGGCAGGAAACAATTTGGTATCTGCAGCCTCACAAACATTGAAATATGCGGATAGCTATACAGAATTGCAAAACCGTATGCGTTTAGTAACTGATAGCCAAAATGAAATGGTCGCTGCAACTAATACGGTATTTGATATATCGTTACGGACAAATCAAGCTGTTGGAGCAACGTCAGAAGTTTACCAAAGATTTGCGAAAAATGCTGATACGCTCAAAATTAGCCAAAAACAAGTTGCTGAATTAACAGAAACGGTATCAAAAGCAGTTGCAATGTCTGGAGCAAGTTCTGCTTCTGCAGAAGCTGCTTTAATGCAGTTTGGGCAAGCAATGGCAAGCGGTGAATTGCGTGGTGCTGAACTTAATTCAGTTATGGAGCAAACACCGGCATTAGCACAAGCTATTGCAGATGGTTTAGGTGTGAGCGTTGGTGCATTAAAGGATATGGGTAAGAATGGCGAGCTCCAAATCTCGAAAGTGATCGAGGCTCTCCAAAAAGCGAAAGATACCGTTGATACGGATTTTGAAAAGCGTGTAAAAACACTTTCAATGTCCTTTACCAACCTTGAAACATCAATGATCCAGTTCGTTGGACAGGTTGATTCGACATACGGTGTTACTCAAAAACTGGCAGAAGGAGTTGATTTTGTATCTGAAAACCTCGAAACGCTAATTAAAGTTGCAGGAGCACTTATTGGAGCATTAGCAATCGGGCATATCAGTAAGTATTCGGCGACACTCTTACAAACGGGTTACAACAGTGCGAAAAATGCAATCGCTCATACTCGTGAAGCTCAAGCTATTTTAGCCAAAGCAACAGCAATGCGAACTGCTGCACAAGTGGAAATGGCAAGTCTTGCCGCACAGCTTCAACTAGCTCAATCAGAAAGAACCCGCTACGCTTTACGTGAGCAAATGAAGGTTCAAGCAGCTCAAATTATTGCTTTGGCGGAAGCAGAAGCAACAGCCAAACGCAATTTAGCAGCAGCGAACACTTTAGCCAGTACAGCAGCTCGCGGATTACAAAGTGCAATGGCATTACTTGGTGGGCCTGCTGGCGTGATTATGATTGCAGCAAGTGCGTTAATGTATTTTAGCAGTCAAGCAGATCAAGCTCGCCAAAAAGCCCTAGATACAGCAGGAGCAAACGAACGCTTAAAAGAAAGCTATGAGGGGTTGAGTGCTGCCGCACTCTCGCTCAAAATTACCCAACAACAGGAAGAATTAGAAAACTACAAAAACCAAATTCAGCAACTTCAATCTGATATATCAGCCCTAGAAGCTAACTGGTTTACAACAGGCTTACCAATTCCTGATAGTGTAAAAAAAGAGATTACCGAACTAAGCGATCAAATTGAGCTGTTGAAAGAAAATGCCAACATTGATTTCTCTGTGCTTGAAAACCAACTTGAGGCATTGGCCCGGGCAATGTTATCAAGCGGAAAAAGTCTTGATGATATTAGAGCTAAATTTAAACTCTTAGGCATCGATGCAAGCGAAACAGAATGGATTTTAGCCGGTATTCCTTCAACGCTAAATGATATTGGTGATAGTGCCGAAAAAGCAGCAGGGGAAACGCTTAATCTTGATGATGCAATGAAAAAATTGCAAGAGAGATCGGTTACTTTAGCTCAAAAATTGGAAGTCGCTAAACTAGAACAACAAGGGCAAGCAGAATCAGCCTATGTTCTTGCCGGGCTTTATGAATTATTGGGCATTGAAGGAGCTAAATATAACGAGGTTTTAATCGGTATTGCCACCGGTACCATTACTGCAGCGAATGCAGCAGATAAAGCGATTGGGCTTTCACAAGAAACCTTGAAGAAAATCCTTGACGGCAAAGCTATGCTGCAAGGAATGTTCAAAAATGAGACTCAAATTCAGACCATTAAAACTGAGTTAAGAGAAAATGCTAAAGTAACTAAGCCAAAAAAAGAGAAAAAAGCTAAGAAAGGTAGTGGTGAAAATGCTCGTGAAAATTGGCTTTCATTTTACGATGACCTACGCAAGAAAAGTGGTTCAACGTTAAATGAAATCAATCTCGAAGAAACACGAATGTTTCAACGACTTGAAGAGCATATGAAAAAAGGCGTGGTTTCTCATACAGAATATGAGACAGCTAAAACAGCCATTACACAACGTTTTGCGAAAGAACGTTTAGAGTTAGCTGGTAAATATGCCCCTGGAAAACTACTTGCAGCAAATTTAAAAAATGAATTGTCTGCTATTCAAGAACTGCGTAATGCCGGTCAACTTACCGAAAACGAATACCAAATTGCAGAGCAACAGCTGAAATTTGATTACGCTCAAAATAAAACACAGCAGGCTATTAGTCCGTTAGAACAAGTGCGTGGCATGTATGATTCTGAACAAGAATTGAAAAACAAACAGGCACAAGAATTAGCACAACTTCAAGCATTTTATGATCAGAAATTGATGACCGAAGAGGAGTTTCAAAAACGTAAACAGCAAATTATTTCACGTTACGAGAATGACCGCTGGCAAAAAGAAATGAGTACCTATGCAACAGGGCTTAATGATCTTGGTGGTGCATTTGATACGCTTGCATCTGCGGTTGAACAATCTGCAGGTAAGCAATCTGCGGCTTACAAAGCGATGTTTGCTGTATCAAAAGCTTTTGCAATAGCTGAAGCCAGCCTGAAACTCTCACAAGCCATCACTCAAGCAATGGCAGATCCTACTGCTATGACTCCAGCTCAAAAATTTGCGAATATGGCTGCAGTCGCCGCAGCTGGTGCGAACGTTATTTCCCAGCTAACGAGCGTTGCTTTTGCGAAAGGGGGACACGTTCAAGGACCTGGAACAGGAACAAGCGATTCTATTCTTGCTCGATTATCCAATAACGAATTTGTGATGACTTCCCGCACGGTGGATCATTATGGTGTCGGATTTCTTAATGCCCTTAATCAACGTCGTTTACCTAAATTTGCGAATGGTGGTCACGTCGGTGGCAAGTCAGGTAATTATGATGGTTTGTTTAATAGTAACAATGCCCAAAGCAATGAAGTATCTATTACGATCAACATTGATAGCAATGGAAATGAGGAAGTTACAATGGAGCAAAAAGCTGCACAAGGAAAAGAACTCGCTATGGCTATTCAGGCTAATGTGCTTGAAGTATTGAAAAAGCAACGTCGCCCAGGTGGTTTGCTCTCATAGGTGGTGAATATGGCATTAAAAACGCTGTCGTGGTGTCCGCAACCCGGTTACACAGTGGAAGAAGAACCACGACGAAAAGTGCTGAAGTATGGTAATGGCTATCAGCAACGAATGGAAGATGGAATTAATACGCTGCTACGTAAGTATTCCGTAATCTACAAAATAAAAAACAAAGAATCGGCACAATTCCGTAACTTTATGAAAGAACATAGCGGAGTTCGTGCCTTTTATTTTAAGGACGTGGCACTTGGTGGCGAATTGGTTAAGGTGGTTTGTAATAAATTCCCACGCTCCGTGACCAAAACACATACGACTTTTACTTGTGAATTTGAAGAGGTGGTTTAAAATCTTTAAAGCAGTTTTTCTAAAATAAATAGTAAATAACCTCACCTTGACACAAATGGCTTTTTTATTGTTTTGTGATTGTGATCACAGTTTACTATGGTGGAATATGGTAAATTAAAATTCTCTTACTTATGGAGATTTTAAAATGAAAAAACTATTATTATGTATTCTGCCATTTATAGTCATTGCTCAAGCAAAAGAATATACTCCGTCACAACTAAAACAAATGATTAATTCTGGGAATTATCCTCAACAAGGAGAAGCCAAATCCGAATCAAGTAGAATGGATTTCTCAGATTGCGTGCTTACGACTAAAGCACTCTTGTCTGAGATCGCCGGTAATTATCCGGTATCTACCATTGCTGATACTTCTATGGTTTATTCCGTGAAAGCTTGGGTTAATGATGCCGCTCTTATGGTGACTTGCTCACAACCAGATGGGAAAAGAGTAATTACTCAATCACCATACAAATAGAGGTGGCAGATATTGCTATACATCTTACATCTGGCGGTAACAAAAGCTATCGTTAAATTAACAAAGCCCTATTGCAATCAATGGGGCTTTATACTATTATTTCCCCATAGGTGTCGTAGCCTTAACAAACAGCGGAAATCCGCACCCGTCAGACAAGCGGTTTTTTTGTGTCTAAATTTTGCGATCTTTTTCCTGCCATTAGAAAAAGATTGTACAGGCTCAATGTCGAGAGGGCGGAGAATACAATACCCTTCGGGGAAATAATCCCAGCCGACTGTTTGCGGCTTACGAACCTCTTGACACCCTATTGAATAGGGTAATTTCGTAAAACAACAAACAGGAGCAGACTTATGTCTAATCAAATTACTACTCAAACTCTTTCTTTTCACGGTTCAGAACTCATTACCTTAAAAATCAATGATGTTATCTACACGGCAGTTAAACCTATCGTTGAGGCTCTTGGTTTGTCGTGGGGTACTCAAAAGAGAAAACTCATAGAACAACAAGAAAAATTCAGTTGGGTTCATATGAACTCAACTGGTTCAGACGGCAAAACTTATGAAATGCTCTGTATGCCAATCAAAAAACTCAACGGCTGGCTATTTAGCATTAACCCCGAAAAAGTGCGGTCAGATTTAAAAGAAAAAGTGATCTGCTACCAAGAAGAATGTTTTGAGGCACTCTACAACTACTGGCATTTTGGCAAAGCGGAACGCAAAACTACAGTCGATGAACGCACCGGCTTACGAAATGCCGTGAATATGTTGGTTAGCAAAAAAGGGCTGATTTATTCCGATGCCTACAACCTCGTTCATCACTATATGAACGTTGAAAGCATTGAAGATATACCGGCAGAAAAATTACCAATGGCGGTGGAATATGTCCATAAAATTTGTTTAGAGGGCGAGTTGATTATTGACCCGCCAAAACAAGATGATGACCTTGCAGATAATCTCACTTTAACCTCAATGTGGTTCGCACTTTACAACTGCCTAGATTTATTAGGGCAGCTTGAACAACCTTTGCGAGCAATCGGATCGCACTTCGGTCCAACGGCATACACTCACGCTACGGAATATTGCCACACATTACAATTTGCGAGAGATGTGCTAATGCCAAAATTAGAGGGCGTAGAGATTAACTCTTGGAAAGAGCCGCACTACCATTTAGCATTGAAAACAATGCGAGCAAGAGAATACTCACTAAGAAGAGGTATTACTAAACGATAATTTAGCAAAATTTTAATCAAAAATAACCGCTTGTGGACTTGAGTTACAAGCGGTGCTGGTGCTACAAACAATTCGCCCTAACGTTCAATATCGTTGGGGCTTTTTTATGGGAGAAACTATGCCAAAAGATCTACCGTCCAAAATGGCTCAAGAATTGCCAAAATTGGAGCAAGGAGCGTTGATTGAACTATGGGAAATTGATTTACGCCATATTGCCAACAGTAATGGCGATAGCGGTGAGTTGTATCGATTCCATAATGGTGTAAGTCAAAGTCGTGCGAATATTTGGTGGCAAGGCAATGAATACCAAGCCTACCCGATTAAAGCGGACGGTTTCGAAATTTCAGGCAATGGTCCAAGCTCACGCCCTACGCTTACAGTTTCCAACTTGTACGGCATTATTACCGGCATTGCTGCCAACTTTGGGCAAGGTGTGGGCGGTAAGGTGACCCGTCGTTTAGTATATCGCTCAATTCCTTGATGCTCGCAACTTCACGGGTGGCAAAAATAGCAAAGCAGATCCAACACAAGAAGCAGTAAGCTACTTTATTATTGAGCAACTGAAAAGTCTTGATGATGAACAAGCTACTTTTGAACTAGCTTCGCCGGCAGAAACTGATAATGCAAAAATTCCGTTGTTGATGATTACGTCAGATGTGTGTATTTGGCAATATCGCTCCGCTCAATGTGGTTATACTGGTGGACCGGTGGCGGACGAATTTGATAAACCAACGACAGATCGCAAAAAAGACAAATGCTCGCACTGTATTCGTGGCTGTAAGCTACGTTTTGGCGAAAATGCAGTGTTACCCTTTGGCGGTTTTCCAAGTACCACACAATACGGAAATTAAAATGAAAATTGATGATTGGTTAAAAAAAGACATTTTAGCCCACGCCAAACAATGTGAACCGCAAGAATCTTGCGGTTTTATTGTTTCTGAATATATGTATGGGCAGTTGATTTATTTTCCTTGCGAAAACGTAGCAGATGACCCGATCAATTTCTTTGAAATTTCGCCTGATGAATTTATTCAAGCGGAAGAGTTTGGACATATTGTGGCGTTGGTTCATTCACACCCTGATTCAGTGCTAGAAAAAGGCTTGCCATACTTATCAATAGCAGATCGTCGATGCCAAGTTCGTACACAGTTAGATTTTTGGCTCGTCGTTGATAATGACATTGAGCAGTTTCGTCATATTGACCCTTTAATCGGCCGTCAATTTGAAAACAATAAACAAGACTGCCGAAATATCATTCTTGATTGTTATATGTTGGCTGGTATTGATTTGCCCGATCAATCTACCTACGAATTTGAATGGTTTGAACATTCTAATTTGTATGAGGAAGGCTTGGCTCGTTGTGGTTTTGAAAAAATATCTTTTGATGAAGAACCACAGCTTGGCGATGTCATTTTAATTCAGGTGGGAGCAGAGGTAGGCAATCACGCAGGTGTTTACCTTGGCAATCAAATGATGATTCATCACAGCGAAGGGCGATTATCGGCACGAGTACCCTACGACGGCTTTTGGCTTAAATCCACTCATTCAATTTGGAGACATTCACAATGGCAAAAATTACATTTCACGGCGATCTTAAACGATTTAGCGATCAGCCATTCGAGCTTGAAGTAAGTAACTTCCGTGAATTAATGAGTGGGCTACTTACGCAAATTCAAGGTTTACGTGAACATTTACGCAATGGCTATTACAAAGTGCGGATTGGTAAGAGTTACTTAAACAATGAGCAGCTACAAACTAACCCAATGATAGAGCTTGATGAGTACTCATCAATTCATTTTACCCCTGTGATTGCAGGAGCCGGTAAAGGTGGCGGTATTTTCCAAGTTGTCCTTGGTGTTGTATTGATTGCCGCGTCTTTCTTCTTTCCGCCCGCTTGGGGGGCTAATGCGGCAATTATGGCTGGTGCTATGGGGGCTTCACTTGCTATGTCAGGGGCAATATCCCTTTTAACACGAACACCTGAAATGAGTTCAGGTGTTAGCGAAAGCGAGAAAAAACAAAGTACATCATTTAGTAATATCCGAAATCTAACCCCACAAGGCAGACCGATTCCGTTACTTTACGGCAAAATGATGACCAGCCTTGTCTTGATTTCACAAGGAATTGAAACCTTTGATGATGTTGAAGCATTAGATAATTAGCAAAATTCTGAATAAATTTGACCGCTTGTAAGCATTGTTTACAGGCGGTTTTCTGTTTTTAAGAGGTATGTATGGGCGGTAAAAAACAAGGTTCAGCACGCACACCACACGAAGCACCTGATAGCCTAAAATCAGCACAGCGATTACGTGCGATTGGTTTGATTTCACTAGGTCCAATTAAAGGCCCTGTAAACAAGTGGAAATCCACTTTTTTTGATAATACACCAATTCAAAACGAAAATGGCGTTGATGATAACGATGAAGCCAGTTTCAACTTTAAAAATACCGAGGTGTCATTCACATTAGGAACACAAGACCAAGCCCCATTGCAAGGCTTTGAAATGTCGGAACGGGAAGTATCGGTTAGCACCGAAGTGAAATACACCACGCCAATTACTCGAACCGTTACCGATCCTGATGTTACTCGCTTGCGTGTAACGTTGGGCGTAAATGCTCTCTATGAGCAAAACGATCAGGGCGATACTAACGGCACATCGGTTTGGTTTCGTATTTTAATCAACGGTTTGCCACGTGCGACCTATGAAATTAGCGGTAAATCATCATCTCGCTTTTATCGTAGCTACATTGTTGATAATTTACCTGAACGCCCTTTCACTATTACCGTGGAACGAACAACCACCGATTCAAACAGCCAACGCTTACAAAATGCGACGAACTGGGTCAGCTATACAGAGATTATTGACACTAAATTGTCTTATCCAAATATGGCATTGGTTGGCATTAAAACTGATTCACGCTACAACCCCAACTTCCCGAATGTGAATTTCTTGCTTTATGGACGTTTGGTTAAAGTGCCAAGCACTTACGATCCTGAAACTCGTACCTATTCTTCTGCACTTTGGAAAGGCGACTGGAAACAAGCTTGGACAAATAACCCTGCTTGGGTGTTTTACGATTTAGTAACCGACCCTTTGGCTGGATTAGGTAAACGTGTGGGCGATTATGGTTTGGATAAATTCCAGCTCTACCAAATTGCCAAATACTGCGACGAGTTGGTTGATGACGGTTACGGTGACAAAGAACCACGAATGACAGCTAATTTATGGCTGACCGATCAACGCTCTGCCTATGACGTGCTTTCTGATATGGCATCAGTATTTCGTGCGATTGCCATCTGGAATGGTGCGCAATTCACAGCAATTCAAGACCGTACAGCCGATCCAGTTTGTACTTATAGCCAAGCAAATGTTATCGACGGTAAATTCTCTCGCCAGTATGCTGCGATGAAATCTATCTATACTGCTGCAGAAGTAGAATACGCAGATGAACGCAATATGTATCAAAAAGCGGTGGAATATGTCGCTGATGACTTAATGATTGACCGTTACGGCTACAACGTCAAGAAAATGACCGCTTACGCCACAACAAGCCGTGGGCAAGCTCACCGTTGGGGTAAATGGGTTTTAGCCACTTCGCTACTAGAACAATGTACCATTACATTTAGCGTTGGTCGCCAAGGTCTATTGCATTTACCTGGGGATATTATCGAAGTCGCTGATAACGATTATGCAGGCAAAACACTTGGCGGTCGTGTTGTAGCGGTTAATGGTAAAGTGGTTACGCTTGATCAGCCTATTGAAATTTCAGGTAATAGCTATTTGAGCTACCTCAACGATGAAATGAAAGTCGTAAAAGTGGCAATTTCTAGCGTAGATAGCAAAAATAAAGCGGTAGTTACCTTGGCAACTGTTCCAACAGGACTTGAACCAATGGACGATTGGGTACTAAAAACGCCAACTATTTCTACTCAGCTTTATAGAGCGATTGGCATTACTGAAAATGACGACGGAAGTTATACCATTACCGCTCTTCAACACGAACCGCAAAAAGAGGCAATTGTTGATGGTAGTGCGAGTTTCGTCCCAGTTGCGACAACGGCTCATACTGGTGGTTTATCAAAAGTAAGTAATGCAGAAGTTACTTATAACATCGGTGGTATCAAATTAACTTGGAGTGTACCTTCTTTAAGTGCTATTGTTACTTATGAAGTCCGTTTATATCGAAATGGCACGCTATTTCGAACTTATCTTGGACTAACAGAACCTGAATTGTCATTTGATGATTTGCCTGATGGAAGTTATGTTGCAGAAATTAGAGCGAAGAACGCAAGTGGGCAATTATCTGATCCTGTAACTCGTGCGTTTGAAATCAATCTGACGATCACACGATTTGTTACAGAATCATTATTATTTTCTATTGGGTTAGATTGGGATTTACCTAAAACAGCAACAGTAGGTAACTATACCGAAGTTTGGCGTAGTGCCGATAATAACATTCAAAATGCGATTAAGATTGCTACACTACCTTATCCACAAGCGAATTACATTATCAATGGCGTTTCATTATCGGAAGGCTATTATTTCTTCTTGCGTTGTGGAGATAAGTTAGGAAACAAAGGAGAATTTACAGAAGGCGTATTCGGAGAAGCTGATCATAATCCTGAAACGTTACTCAATGCGTTAGAAGGTCAGATTACCAAATCCCAGCTTGGCGAAGAACTTATTAAGTCATTAAAAGCCGATATTGATAATGCAGTTGATGAAGAAGCCAAAGTGCGTAAAGAAGCGGTAGCAAATGCCATTTCACAAATTACCGCACAAGCTCAAGCAACAGGAACGGCAATCAATGAATTAAGAAATGCGGATAGCCAGCAAGCGGAGAAAATTCTCACAATTACCGCTAAGACAGAAAATGCGTTATCGGGTATTCAAGCTGAACAAAAAGCAAGAGCTGACGGCGATAAAGCTAATGCTGACAAAATCACGGCAATTACTGCTCGTATGGGAACGGCAGAAAGCACTATTGCTAATCTCCAATCTACCAAAGCAAGTAAAACAGAGGTTTCAAGTATTGCTCAACAAACAGTAACCGCTGCAATGGGCGATACTAAAGCTCAAGTTTCTGCGTTGAGTAATGCTGTAACTGATGCGAATAACAAGCTAAAAGCAACACATACGATAAAAACACAAGCTATTGCTGGTGGTAGAACAGCTATTGCAGGTATCGCAATGGGAGCAAGTTCTGACGGTGTCACTACAGAATCATCTGTTATCGTAATGGCCGATAAATTTGGTATTGTTGCTAATGCTAATGATGGAAATGTTAAACCTGTATTTAGTGTGGCAAATGGTCAAGTTGGCATTCGTGGCGATTTGGTTGTTGCAGGTACAGTTACTAATGATAAATTGAGTAGTGGTTTAGGTGGTAACTTATTACAGAATCCGATTTTTGCTAATCCTACAAATGGTGTGCCTTACGGTTGGGGTAAAAATGTGTATGGTAATGTTAGGAGTGTTGCAGATAATGTAAATACGACTAATAGTTGGGTAGATCAACAAGTGTATTTACCAAATGAAAATTTAGCTCAATATACAGTTGATACCACAAATAGTGCATTACCAATAAATGCTAAAGCAGTATGGCTAGGTCAAACTGGTGTATCAGTTATTGCGGGTCAAACTTATATCTTCTCTGCCTATGTCTCTGGGCACAGGCTTGCTGCTCGTTTATATGTAGATTGCCGCACTTCTGATAATCGTTATGTAGGTAACTATGTTTCAGGCTTAGCAAGCGGTAGTATGAGAGGTAATATAGGAAACACTAGCCGTTTATTTGTCAAATTTACTGTGCCTGAAAATGCCAACCGAGTTGATTTGTATATTATGGGATACAAATTAACGGCAGAGGGTTCTAGCAACGCTATGTTATTTGTTGCACGCCCAATGCTGGAAGAATGTACTCCGCATGCAACACAGCCGTCAGCATGGCAAAATGCCGGTGTGACTCAAGTTCACGGAGGAAGTATTGTTGCCGATACAATCCGAGGGGAGCATATTAAGGCTAATCAAACATTTTCTTCACCAAATATCACAGGTGGTACAATTACAGGTAACACAATCAATGGTACAACAATCAAAGGTAGTAATATTTCAGGTACAAATATTAGCGGTGGTACAGTTACTGGTGCAACTGTTAAAGGTGGGAGAATCGAAGGTGGTGTAATAAGCGGTTCAACTATTCTTGGTGATATTGTGAAAGCAGTTATTCTGACTAAAAAAGGGAATAACTTTGAAGGTACTGTACCAGCAAGCGAGATATCATCTCGTACGGTAGTTGTACCATCTATAAGTTTCAAAGCCAATAGCGGAGAAACAAGTACTGTAGCAATCTATATTGATGGTACAAAAGTTTCAGAAGCGAGTGTGAGTGGAATCAAAGAACAAATTACAGCTCAAGGTATTACGCCACCAACTACAGTCAGCGGAACTATAATGAATGGTAGCTCAGCTAACTATGTAAGTGGCACAATCCCACAGGCTACAATATATACTTCATTTTGGCTTAGAGTCCCTGTTTCAGGAAGTATATCTGGTTACAAACAAATCACAGGAAAAAATGTTGTTGTAAGAGTAACCGCAAATAATTCAACAGCACTAAGCGGACAAAACTCTTTAGTTGCGTTAGTTGCATAGCTCAATGGCTCAAGTAGAAGTACTTGGGCTTTTTTTATTATCAACACAAAAAGGAAAACATTATGAAATTCATCGAAAAACAAACAGAATGCCAACGTACAGGTGCAGTATCAGCTCATCACGTCGTAACAGGCTTACAAGTGGACTACATAAACAATAGCACTTTTATCACAATGGCATCGTATGTATCCAAACAGAAAAAAGATGAGGGTAAAGAATCTCTATCGGTAAATACCTTCACTATTTCGGCTGTTCCTTCGTGGGATCAAATTCCGTATGAATGGGCTTTATCTGAATTAGTCAAAGCTCAACCAGAAGATTTTGTACCTGAAACATACAGCGGTTATGTAAACCCATATATGTTTGCTGGAGGCAAGGTTAAAGAAACGGCGGAAGCTAAATAA